CGGTTACCAAGATCAATCTCTCCACATTCCTGACTGTCGGTTCAGCCCTTGCAGTCGGCCAGGGCCCCCATGCCATCGCCATCGACCCCACCGGCACGTACGCCTATGCGGCGAACATGTACGACAACACCGTCACCAAGATCAATCTCTCCACATTCCTGACTGTCGGTTCAGCCCTCGCAGTCGGCTATTACCCCCAGTCAATCGCCATCGACCCCACCGGCACCTACGCCTACGTCGTAAATGACGGCAACAACTCGGTTACCAAGATCAATCTCTCCACATTCCTGACCGTCGGTTCAGCCCTCGCAGTCGGCTCAGGCCCCGACTTAATCGCCATCGACCCCACCGGCACCTATGCCTACGTCGTAAATGACGGCGACAACACCGTAACCCAGATCCAGCTCTCCACCTTCACCGCAGTTGGCTCAGCCCTTGCAGTCGGCAATGGCCCCCACTCAATCGCCATCGCCAAGGCTTATACTCCGGCGGTCCTCAGTCAGACTGCCAGCGACACGGCTGTTGCCTCGGACGCGGCTACCCGGGTGGAAGTGGAGACACGATCGACCAGTGACGCTGCTGTCGCAAGCGATACCGCCACTCGGGTTCTAGTCCAGACAAGGACTGGATCTGACGCCGCCACCGCCTCGGACGCGGCTACCCGGACCCAGATCTTCGCTCGCACGACTTCGGACACGGCGGTCGAAACCGACACGGCAACACGTCTGGCGCAGGCGTTTGTCCGGACAGCGGTCGACACGGCGACCGTCTCTGATGTCGCGACCCGGGCGGTCCAGTTGTTCGTTCGCAATGCAACCGATGGAGCGAACGCAACGGACACGGCTACTCGGGCAGCCCTACTGTTTGGCCGGTCGTCCAGCGATGGAGCCGTAGTTTCGGACGTCGCTACCAGGGCAGCTACTTTCGGTCGTTCGGCAGGCGATGGAGCGGCCGCCTCTGATAGCACCACGCACACGCTGGCCTTTGCCCGCTCAACAGGTGATGCCGCCGTTGCGAACGATTCTGTTACCCGGCTGGCGCAGGCGTTCATCCGGACCAGCTCTGATGGTGCCACGGCATCGGATGGTGCGATCATCACCGCTCAGCCTGGTCACGCAGCAGACACAGCGACATGCAGCGATTTGGCGGCTACGAACCAGCCGGTCTCTAGCCGCACAGCATCCGACATCGCTATCGAGTCGGATGTGGCCACGACCAACCAGCCGGTATCCAGTCGTACCACTTCCGACACAGCTGTTGCCTCGGACGCGGCAACAGTCAATCAGCCGGTCCAATCGCGCACTGCGTCCGACACGGCGATCGAGTCCGACGCGGCCACGCGAGCAGCGCAGCTCTTCGTTCGCACGACAAGCGATACGGTTATCAGCTCTGACGTCGCTGGCCGGGTGGAGGTGGGAACCCGGGCTACCAGCGACACAGCCGCTATCTCGGACACCTGCTCTCGTGGTCTGGTCCAGGCGCGCCAGTGCTCCGACTCAGCGGTTGCTTCTGATGTCGCCACGCGCCTGCTTCGGTTTGCTCGGACCACGTCCGATACGGCCGTTGCCTCTGACTCCGCCACTCGACAGCTTACGCTGACATGTCAGTGCTCTGATACGGTCATCGAGACTGACGCCGCAACCAGGCCGCTCTGCTTGGCTCGGAGCACTTCGGACACAGCAATCGCATCGGATATCGTCACTCGGCAGATCACCTTCGCTCGGTCTACTGCAGACACGGCAGTTACGACCGATGTAACCACCCGGAACATCGTCCTGGTTCGCTCGGCATCCGATACGGCCGCCGCTTCTGATACCGCTCACCTAAATGTCCAGCTCACTAGGTCCACGAACGACACGGCAGTTGTCGCGGATACCGCTTCGGCGGTCGTGTGGATTCCGATGTTTGACAGGACAGCCACCGACTCGACGTCTTCGGTGGACGCTGCAGTCCGGATCACCCTGGGTTCCGGTTTTGCCTTTGACACTGCTTTGGCCTCTGATCTCGCTATGGGCGGGAGTGGGCTGTACTCAACTGGTGCAGACACCACGATCGAGTCGGACATCGTCACACGGATAGTGAAGACCGACCGTACCGCCACCGATATGGCGATCGTGGTCGACACAGCCACGAGGTTCCAGCTGTTTGCTCGCAGCATCAGTGACGTGGCCGATACCAACGACGCCGTCAGCCGAAATATCCCGCTCGACCGGTCAACAACCGATGAAGCAAACGCTTCTGATACCACCACTCGAAACATCCTGCTGGCACGCTCATCAAACGACGAAGTGGCTGTCAGTGACGCAGCTACGCCGTACCACACGGAACAGCGCCAGTCCAGTGACAACGCGGGTGCGGCAGATGCCACCACACGCGAACTGCTGGCATCCCGCTATACCACCGACGCCGTTTCGGCCGTAGACAGTACCACCGAAGCACGGGAGCTGGTGCTATTCGCCACGGACGTGTGTCAGCCGAGCGACGTCGGTATCCGGATTGGATACTTTGCCCGGCTAGTACGCGACGCCGCCAGCACTTCGGATCTGGCCAGCATCTACCGCGAACTGTTGCGTGCCTGCTCGGACACGGTATTTGCCGTCGACTCCACCGGACAGGTCACGATCGTAGCCCGTGTCTCGGCGGACGTCGCTCTGGCCATCGACCTTGCCATCCGCTTCGCGGCATACCTCCGAGCCGCCAGCGACAATATCTTGGTCAGCGACCTGGCCTCCTGGCCATACCCTCGCCCGCGGTCCAGCTACGACTCGATAAGCATTTCCGACCTGGCGACCTTCATCCTGATAGCGGTACTGCTTAAGAGCGCCATCGCTATGTCCGAATCCGGACTGGTCTGGCGCGCAGAAAGCTCCGAGAGCCTGCTGTGGAGTGCTCAGGGGTCCGAGGAACTACTAGAAGGGTCTGCGCCAGCCGAGGGACTCGTAGGGCTCGCTGGGTGCGAGGAAAGCCTAGTTGGGGGAAGCTTGGCCGGTGAAGCGCTTTAAGGACGGAGGGCTCGTCCAAGTCAGAAACACCTTCGTCGAGAACGATCCAGACGCCAGCCAGGCCCAAGTGCTCGGCCGAGACAACATAGACCCGGACCAAGTGTTCTTCATGTTCTCATTGACGCCGCAAGGCGCGTCCGCTCAGAGCGGGAGCGCCACCTTCCAGTACAACGTCGGCAACGAAATCGTCAGAGACGATGTCGGCCGATATCACATCAACCTATCTACAACTGGCTGGACGTCAGGTGGCATGGCTACCTATGTCGCCTGGAAGTGGAAGGCCGAGGGAAATGGGCAATCCGTGGACGAAGGCGAGTTCCTAGTGGAGCCGACGGCGTTCAGCCCATAGTTTGCCGGAAAAGTGGGTCCTCTTTGGGCGCCAGACGCTTGCAAGCACACATAGTAATGGGATGGTAGTGGGCCGCGGCTCATCGTAAAACAACGCCTCTAGCAGCTCTTTTGCTCAGTGAAGGTGATTTACGCTCGGGAAGTGCTGATGAAACTTCAGCCCGTGCTGGAGAGCGTAGTTCACCAGGTGCCCGTCACAGTGTTGCCAGGTCCGGCTCGGCACACCGTCCGGCGGTCCGGCCCAGAACGGCGCAGCCGAGTACTGCTTGGTCACTTCCCAGACTTCGGGTGTCCAGAGCCCAGGCGTCCTGAGAATGAAGTTCCGGCTGAACTTCACGCAGCCCATGTACGAGCCGTTCCCAAACTTCTCATTGAACCCATAGGCGAACGTGCACCACTCCTCGACGCAGTTCCAGATCTCAACCAGCGCTCCCGGCCAGGGCAGCACGTCGTGTTCCAGGTTGAGGAACGGTAGTCCCTCTTCCCAGCGCCGGACTAGAAAGTCAGGATAGCTGTCCTCGGCCGTCATCCTAACGCTAGTCCAGCCAGCCGTCAGCCCGTTGAACGACGGAAAGCTGTCGAGGTGGTACCTCACGGCCGGGTGAATCTTTGTGAAGGGCACAAAGACTCTGACTGGCGCGCCGTCCCGGTCAGGATGCGTGCCGCGGTCCGCGTAGTCGCTCATGAATATCATGCTACCAGAGTGATTAACGGCGCCGGGGCTTTGCCTGCTCCCCATCCCCCCGGTACTCCCTTTTCAGGGCGGAGGCATGGTTTGGCAATGGAGCACCCCGGCGCCGGAAGGCTCGGCGTCGACAGCCTGCCTTCAGTGACTAGATCATAGCATAGCGGAGCTAGGAAGGTGCTTAGATGTCGGACTCGGTGACGAGCGCGCCGCATTCCTCACAGATGTCAGGGTGGTCATCCTCGCCGTAGTCGATCACGGTGCCACATGGGCAGTCGACTCGCCATACCCGGTATGCAGTGGCTCCGTCACTCTCTGGTGTCATTGGAGATCATGCCTTCGCCCGCTGGCGAGCCTTGTACTCGCGTTTCGCTTTGGTCGCCGTTGCGACGCGGACTGTGCTCGGGACAATACCAAGCGTTTCCGATGGCCTGAAACTGTGCTCCACATTTTCGACACTCTCTGGTCTTCATGACTAAAGAGTCTAACCCGTTAGCTCCCTTGAACCTGCTCGGTAATCGTCAACTGGTCACCCGAGGCCGCCATAGTGGCGGTCGCGTTCAGCGCCGTGTGCCACATCATGGTGTCCGTGGTGTCGCCCGGAGTCATCGAGTTGAACACACCGATTGCAAAGACGGTGACCGGCAGCGAGTCGGAGCCGTTGGCCGTGTAGACCGGTGTCAGGGTGAACGTCACCGGAGTCGTGGCCACCGTGATGGCGAACGGAGCGATCTTGCGAACCAGGCCACCGCTAGCCGTCGTGATCTCGCCGGTCAGAGAGGTGTCGCCAGCTGCGGCGGCGGTCGTGGTCGCTGTCAGCCCCACGAACCAGTTCGAGATCGCGCTTCCGCTGATCACGTAGTAATAGCCGGAAGCCGGAGTCGTTGCGGCTGTGGTCGTCCAGCTCGTTCCGCCTTCCAGGTACCAGCGGTCAACGGTGTAGACAGGGGTGGTGCCCGCGGTGTGCGAGATGATGTTGCCCCACACGATGTTCGTCCCGTTGTAGACGTAGATCCTCATTCCGGCAAAGTAGTTCGCCGTCACAGTGGCGACTGAGCCGGAGGTCAGGGTCGTCGAGGTAGCCGACGTGCCGGTACCGACCAATCCAACCAGTCCGCCGCCCATGGCGTTGGCGAATAGGGTGCGGCCGACGTTCGTGAACAGGGCCTCCGCGTCAACGGCGGCGTTCGGCACGACACCCGGGGCGAGAGACTTCAGACCGAACCGGGTCCAGTACCTTTCTTCAAGGTCGTCCGGGCGCTCGGCCGGGCACTGAAAATGCTCCGAGAGCTGTTGCGCGAGGACCTCGTTGTCGGAGTACACGTAGGTCGGCGCCGTGTCACTGTGGAAGCGCCAGAGCCCGCCGGGGTGCACGACGGCCAAGTAGGCTTCGTGCTTCTCACTGGTCTCATCCTCCATACGGGTGATCCCGTAGCGATCTTGGTCGCCGTACGGGTCGTGCGCCTTGACAACGGCGGCCTTGAGCCCGGCGACGTCACCCACCGCTTCCGATGCATAGCTGTCGTCGATGGTGACGTAGGTGACCCGGAGGTCCTTTTCCGTTCCTGGGAAGGGACGGGCCTTGGTCGAGGCGTTACCGAGTTCTAGGAGCATAGTCCTACCTCCAATGTCTTGAACATGCTCCTACCTTGCCACAGTGGCTTATCCCTAGCGGGCGCTCCTGAAAAGTAGGTCCTCTTTGGGCTCCAGAGGCTCGCTGGCGCCGTCTGAATGTAGTAGTAGTGGGCCACGGCTCTTGGAAAAACAGAGGGACTCCCGGGGCCCTCTTTGTGCTGCTAGACCGCTCTAACGGTCCGGAACGTACTCTGCGCCCTCTACCAGGGCTTCCAGCACGCGCTGGTCGTGCTCGCGCTCCATCTGTGACTGAGGCAGGTCAAAGAGTGGGTCGTGCTTGAGGACGACCGGCTCAATGACGAGCGGCTGCAGCGTGAGGCCGCTCCGGATGAACAGCGCGTTGTCGCGCATCTGATTCTTGATCTGCTCTCTGGTCTGCATGACTAAACTTCCTCTCTGTAAATACTGATGGCGAACATCGTCATTGGCTCGGTCCAAATACCCTTAGGCACCGTGACCGGCTTGACCATGGTCCCAAACTCTTCCTCGATGCCTCCGCCCGGGAAGTACATGGTCCAGTCATACGGCCCGCCTTCCCAGACGATCGACGGGCAGGGCCCGTAGCCGAGCCAGTCCCAGTCCATAATCAGGACCGGGCTGTTGCTGCCATCGGCCGAAAGCCATGCTCTGAACTGACGCTTGACGGCAGCCAGAACCTGCTCGGCTTGACGCTTCGTAACTTTGGGAGTCGTGGTCTTTGTCATGCCTTCATTATAGCACGTTTTAGGCACAAGACGCGCAAGAACCGCCCCGAAGGGCGGTTCCTGTTCAAATCTTGTCGGGTGGCTAGGCGCCGAAGGTGACGGTGACGAAGGACTCTGGGCGCTTCGTTGCCACGGTGACACGCTCTTCAGCCAGAACGACGATGGCGTCGCGCAGGAAGAAATCGGCGTGCTGCTCGGCGATCCGGATGCTGGACTCCTCACGGTCGTAGAGCGTTGCGCCCAGACCGAAGGAACCAACAAGGGCCGTGCCCTGAGCGATGGCCGGGGTGTCGACCACCGGAAGCCGCCAGATGCGCTGCTCGCCACCGACCGCGATTGCGATCGCCACGATGTAGGCACCGGTCGAGTCCTTCAGGGTCTCGATCGCTTCCCAGTCGCTCGGGTGCATGACCACGCCGGTCGGCTCGTAGTAACTCAGGATGACCTGAGTAGCTGCCCGACGGACGTCGTCAGCCTTGGTGTCGGTCGCAAGACCAGCGCCCGAGCCGGAGCGCTTGCCGGAGGTACCAGCGTTCAGAGCGAGATACGTCTGGACGTCCGGGGTGTTCAGGATACCGAGCAGGTCGGACCCCGTGCCGGTGCCGTTGAGCAGCTGGTTGTCTTCGGCGAGCCGGAGACCGTAGAGCAACTCGGTGTCGATGATGCCCTGCAGCTGAGGGACGTCTTCGAGCACGTGGCGGTGAGCGGCTTCCCAGTGGGCGATGGTGCGCACGGGAGCCTGGACACCTTCAAAGTTGAGGCTCGTGTGCGGCGCCAGGCCGAAGTTGGCCGGGCTCTGGGTCGTGTCCCACTCAGGGACGGTCGACGCAGCGTTGTCGGTCACGAATCCGGTGACCCGGAAGAACTCGATGACCGCGGCATCCGTCGGCTGGACCGGGAACAAGTCACGGACCCTGACCTTACGGAAAGCCTGGACGACGATCGGGTCACGCCAGAGAGGCGCGAAGCCGAGTGGCGGGCCGCCGGTCGGCTCGGACGTATAGACGTCCTTGGTCTGGAGCCCCTTGTTCTCGACGCCACGAGTGGCGGAGAACATGCCTCCGAGGTCCTTGACCCCGAGTGCCTTCCAAGGCGCACGCATCGTGGCGCCACCCGAGGACCTCATCTCCTCGAAGTCCTTGGACTCGACGAACTGCTGGCCGAGTGACTTGTAACCACCGCGGTTACCGGCGGCACCGGCCGCTGCAGCTAGTGCGACAGAGCCGCTGGCGGGAGCGTTGCCCCACTCGGACAGGTCCTTCTGCTCCTTGAGCAGCGAGAGGCTGGCCTTGATCTCGCGCATGACCGCGAGGTTCTTGGAAAACTCGGTACGGCGGGCTTCGTCGATCACTGTGGTCTGGACGCCGTTAACCATCTGTACCGGCGCCGTGCCGACGAGGGTGTTGTTCGCCGCCTCACGGGTCTTGAACTCGGTCGTGAGTTCCTTGACCCTGTCTTCGATCTCACTTGCATTGGGCATGTCTTGGCTACCTCCGTAGCAGTGAGCGAGCACGGTGCCGCTCGATCCGTGCACTAAGACTCCACGACTTTGACTTCCCTAGCGGGCAAGGATGTAGGCGTGACTAACGACGGCGATCACGGCGATCACAGCTACGCAAATGCCCAGCTGGCACACCTGGTTTGCAACCTACGCAAAGGCGCTAAGGTGGCAGTGTGAGTACATTGAGCGATTCGCTCGGAGTAGCCAAGGACGCGAAGATCGTTCGGCAGCATGAAGCCATCGACCGTCGAGAGGCTGCCGCCCTGGTCGTGACCGGTAAACCGATCACTCCGAGGCAGCGTAAGCTGCTCGGGATCAAAGGCAAGGAGCCCTCTGCGTCCGAAATACAAAAGGCCCGCAAGCTTCTCGGGGTCTAGTCGTCGTCGAGACTGAGCGTCAGAGCCTGGAAGGCCAAGATTTCATCCATGGGCAGACCCTTGATGCCCTTGGCCTGAACCGCCTGAATCGGAACACCCTCTTCGTCATTCCCTGACACGACGTTCTGAGGCAGGCCGAAACTTGCCGGGACAACACCCTCCTGAGCAAGCACGGCCTGGATCGAGGCGTGTGCGGCCTTCAGCTTGTCCATGTCGAACTCAGGGGCGACTTCCTCGGCCGGGGCCGCCACCGCCTTGGCCTTCCACTGAAGCACCGCTACTGAGGCATCGGCGAGATCACTCAGCACCTGGTCGGGGTCAAATGCCTTGCCTGCCGAGTGGAACCGAGCCCCACCCAAAACCGACTGGCGCTGACGCACCTGATCCAGCAGCGACGGCTTGCCATTTTGGCCAGGGTTCGCCGGGTCGCTCGGGCCGCTCTGGTTCGCCGTGAATCCGGCATTCTGCTTTGCCGGGTCATCGGGCTTGGTGTCGGCATCCGCGTTGTCATTCACCGTCGGCCTGCTCAGGTCGGCCGGATTGGTTGCCTTCGTCTCACCCTCTGGGTGGCTGGCCGTGCTGAGGCTGCCAGGTCCGTTACCGGCGGCGTTCTGTAGCGGCGGCTCGTCGGCGAGCGCCAGCGTGCCAGGCTGGTGAGCCGGGATATCAAGCGCCGGGGCTGGCTGGTCGCCGAGCTGGTACGAGTCCGGCATTGCCACCCCAGCGATCGGGCCAACGGTCGAATCGCCGAGGTTCATCCAGTCGGTGCTCACACCAATAGCCGTAGGCGTGAGGTTGCCAGCGTCGTCCAAGTAGTACGTTCCGGCCACGACCGCTGGCGCTGGCTGGTCACCAGCGTGGTCCAGGTAGGACGAACCGACCGGCGTCACCGTTGGCGGGTTCGTGAAGTTGTTGCCAGGACCAGCACCACCCTCAGGCATCGTGTCCATGATGTTGTCGAGGTAGCTCGGGTCACCCGCTGCCGGGATCATGCCGCCGCCAACACCCATCTTACTGATCTGATCCTCCGTGAGGCCAGTGGACGAAACATCCTGACCAAACGCACGATCGAGCAGGAGGATACGGCGGCGAATCCGCGTCGCGTTCTTCTGCCCGTAGGCGATCGTCTCCTCTAGGCTCAGCACCTGCAGAGCCGGGCCAGCATTGACGCCAGCAGGCTTGACCACGGCGACACCCGTGATATCCACAGCCGCAGGGGTACCGAAGGTGTAGCTGTCATTCGCCGTGTCACGGGTGTACGGCACCTGCCAAAACTCCTTCTGGCGCGGTGCGCACGGGTCGTCATTGTCGCCGCTGTACCAAACGCCGAGAATGACGTGGTCAGGGTAGGTGGCCTCGATCCAACAACCGGCGTCGAGCAGCATCGGCACCTGCCCAGCGAACCACCGCTGCGCCATGTCGTTAAGATCGTCGGTCGTGTCCTCATACGATCCCTCAAGGCAGACGTGAGCCTTGCTCTGGAGCGCTGCGCGCATCGACTTGGTGGTGGACATCTGAAGGTTCTCCTTCCAGACTTGAGTCTGGCTATCTGCTGCGTCGGACTGTTCTCGTGCGAGTAGGGCGGCCTCGTGTGACTGCGGAGGCCAGTTGTTCGTGACCGGGGTCACTTCTGGATCGTCAGCGCTGTGGCCATGGGCGTGAGTGACGTCAAACCCGTCAGGCAGGCCGGGAGTGCCGTGGCCGTAAGAACCGGCCTTGCCGTGAGTGTGGGCGTGGTCGTGCGTGCTGTCACCGTGGGCGTGCTCATGGGAGTGGTCGACAGCCTTAGTCTGACGATCGGCGCCTCCATCCTTCTTCCACGGCGGGGCGGAAGCCTTCGGCTTCCAGTCGGAAGCGACGACACCGGAACCGCTGCAACTCTTGCAGGTCACGTTGCCGTTGAGGATCTTGCCGGTGCCGTCACAAGTCGGACATACCTTCTTGCCATCTGCCGGATCTTTCGCCGCGGCCGTCATAGGCCCCTTGGCCTTGCTCTGCACGGCGGCGAGCAGCGGAGCGAAGCGCTTGATATCGGTCGTGCCGGTCAGTGGGGCGGCGCCGAACAAAACCGGACTCATCTCGAAAAGCGTCAGCGCGGAGATCTCGCGGATGCCGTGCGAGTTCATCTTCGACTGGCCGGAACCAGGAGAGGTGCAGTCGTAGCCGATCGACCATTCGCCCTGATCGCCGTAGAACGCCACGTCAGAGTAGGCATCCCGGCCGCGCTCAGTGCCCATGTTGAACTGAAGACGCGCCTTTAGACAGCCTGCTCCGACTTGATTCAGACGAGCCGGGAGCCGAGGATCGCCAGGCATCAGCTCCTCGGCGGCCAGGACCTTGCCGACCGGCTGGTCCCAAGAATGGTTGAACACGACCTTCGGCATCCGCTTGGTCAGCGTGGCGCGATAGGCACCAGGCAGGATGATGTCACCGACTTCGTCGATGATGTTTGTCACCGAGACGATCGCCTCAACAATGCCCTTGGCCTCGTCGACAATCTTGGTCTCGGTCTGTGGGCCGTTGAGCCGCTTCTCTTCGAGCATCATTTCTGCGGTTGGCATAAGCCCACACTGGCCGACCCGGAGGTTCCTAGCGCGTGACGAGTCTTACATGCTTACATGCTGGCTTTGGCTACTACACGCTTTCTGTCATTTGCCCTGCGCTCGCGCCAGAAATCCCGGACGCACCCTTTATGCCAATCCTGCCGTCCGCTCGCTCGCGCCCTGTTCTTGCCGAACTGATCAAACGGCAAGAACTCGCAGCACCGGGAACACCAGGCCGTACCCTCTGGCCCGAGGTGGATCTGGGCTCGGGCATAGTGGGCTCGCTCTTTGCGACGGGGTTGGTCGTCGCCATGTCGTCGGACGACTTCCCGGGTGGCCCAGTCCAGCTCTTGGACTGTCGGCGGCGGAGTAAGTAGGGAGGTCAGCGCGTTGAGCGCGAGAGGTGGATTGAGCCGGGCACGCATAAGCAAGACGACTCCCTCGGCTCGGCCTTGTCTCACCTCGAACTGTCGGTCCACGATGCCGTGCTGCAGACGCATCCGGGCCGTCTTGACATCGCCCTGGTCAACCTCCAGAACTGCTGCCAGCTGCTTCACGGTGACAAACGGATAGAGCACGGCCGTCAGCACCGCCAGGAACACCTCGGCCCGGCCGATGGCGTGAAAGGCGGAGGCGGCTAGAGCCAGATCCATACGCTCGTGAGCTTACAAGTGTAACTCTGACCGTGTCAATGACCGTTAGCCAGTCTTGGCCAGCTCCTCAGGATCGACCCATCCCTCCAGGTACTCTTCCTCAGGATCGACCCATCCCTCCAGGTACTCTCTCGTCCGGGTGCCGAACAAGAGATTCAGGTCATAGCTCGTATCCGGAAACAGATCATTGGCGTCGAGCCCGCCGTATGCGCTGGGCCGAGGGACGTGGCCGTGGAGCAGGACACGACCGGCGTCGGCGATCCGCGTATACCCAAGCCAGGTCCACATTGTGCTGTCCACATCGTTATATCCCAGCCCGGCGCCCCAGTAGAAGTGCACCTGATCGGGCTCGCACCCGCCCAGTACCATCCGACGGCAGATGAGCCGGAACCGCTCGTACTCTCCCAGGCGCCAGAACCAGTCCCACTCCCCGTGACCCGGTGAGCGAGACCGGCCGTCCCGGTCCCGGTAGCGCCGACCCGGGCGCGTAAGCACCGGACAGGTATAGAGCATGGACTCCGCCCAGTCGACGGCGTCGACGATGTCTCTCTGAGCGGCCCGGCGGTGAAGGCTGATGTCGGTCATACCACCTATTATAGCATCCCGGGCGTTGGGCCGCCTATTTCTTGGGCGGCGGTTCCGGGATCGGGTGATCAGGGGGCTTCATGCCCATAAGCACGGCCAAGGGGTCGGACTCGGTCTCGAACCACTTCTCAAACGCTGCGTCGAAATCGGTGTCAGCACTCATGGCTTGAAAAGTACCTTCGTCCCTGTGTCCTTAGGAGCGCCAGGTGCCATGCCGCGTGGCCAGCACGCGACAGCGCAGTTCGTCCAGCCGGTCAGGTAATCCATCGGGTCGTAGCCCAGGAGCTGAGGACGGCGAAGCAGGCAATCCAGCTCCTCGGGTGTGCAAGTGATTGTGCCGCGGCGACCGCCGCGCCGGATGATCGTACCGAGCTTCGTCCAGGGCGTCCCGTTGTTGACGGCCCAGACCTCCAATGACTCGGAACCCTGCGGGATCGGAGGGGGAGTCTTCGTAGGTTCGGCCATTATGCTGTCTCCTTCCTGGTCCTCATGTGACAATGGTCCCGTCGGGGTTCGTGATCGTTATGTCGCCAGGCTTCCAGACAAAGCGCTCAGCGATCCGCTTAGCCTTTTCGTCGTCGGTGAGCGCGGCCTCCTGCGTGGCTGCAGCCAGCTTATCGGCCCCGATTTGTTCTGGTGTCTTCTTAGGGTTTGCCATGGCTCTCCGTTCCATCCTCGTACTCCGTATATCCGCCATCGAGGCGGTCATGAACGGCTTTGATCTTCGGGAACGCACCTTCGTCCCTCAACTTGGCGTCGCTCGCCTTCACTGCCTTCGACAACTCTTCGGGGGTCATGATGCGCTCCAGTCAATGTCGCCGAAATACTTGTCGACCAACCTGGTTACCTCCGCCTGCTGCGTAGCGTTGGCAGGAGGCTCGTTGCTCGGCGGCGCCGTGGGCAGCGGATCGAGTGAGAACGTGTCAACGATGCAGGTCGCCGGGTCTGGCTTCATGGTGACACCTTACCAGGGCTAGGCGTATTCAGGTCCTTGAGCAACTGTACGAGCGCGGCCGGGAGGTCGGCGGGAGGATCGTTCCAGTAGCCCAGGTTCGCCAAGGTGCCAGCGTTCTTCGGCTCGTAGAGCCAGTCTTCGTCGGCGTCATATATCGACGCGGTGCCGTCGTCATAGTCGACCAGGTACTGGTCGTCCCCCCTAAAGCCGGTGACAGTGATAGTCATGGCAGCACCTGGACTGTGTCCGGGTCGACGTCGTAGTCGTTTATCGTGTGCTTGTCATAGTCGATGCCAGCCAGCTCGACGTGAACGTGACGAATCACGTACTCGCCGGTCTGCCACTCGTCAAGCCCCTCGTAGGTGGGCAGGGCCGGGTCAGGGTAGTCCTCCTTGTTATTCGCCATCGCCTCATCGTAGTCAGCAAGGCGCCCTCTGGCCCTCGTCATCTTCTGCCTCCTGTCCTAACCTCATTATAGCACATCTAGCTCGATTCTACCACCTTGACATCGTTCACCCACCTAATCTGACTGTCATCGCGCCGGTGGTTGCACTTGTTACAGGATGGGAGCAGATTAGCGATCTTGTACCGCCCACCCTGCACGTTCGTGAAGATCTTATCCTGAGTCAACGACTTCGGGGTAAGGGTGACTCCGCACCAGACGCAAGGACAGGTCGTACCATCGCCAAACTCGGTGAGCAGCTTCGCCGTGCGACGGTGCCGGTCTGTATTGTTGCCCCGCTTCTCTCCGCCTGCGCGCTTGCTGTGGGCTAGGTCATACGCGTTCGACGCCCGGTCAGCATCCGACGGCACCGGGGCGGCGGCGATCTTGTCGGCAGCCTGTTTCGCTATTTGGCTCTGGTCCCATGGAGCGAGCCGGGCCGACGCCTGGATGCGCTCGGGCTCCTTAGGGGTATTGATGATCGAGTCAAACGGCACCTTCTGGACACTCAGGTTCGGCGCCGGGTCCCACTTCCACTCAATGCCAGCGGCATCGAGCTTGTCCGTGATCGCCTTGGTCGGCTTGGCGCCGCTAAAGTAAACTTTCTGGATGTCGCTGAGCTGCGGGCGGTCGGCAAACTGGACCTCGACATATTTGCACTGACGGCCATCCGAGTAGTCGAGACAATACGGTGGCCGTGGAACGGCCTTGCCGATCGGCACCCTCGGGTCAGCGGTGGCTGCGAGCTTGGCCGGTACACCCAGGAGTCGATCGTCCAATGAGTCCCCGCCAGTTACCGTCGCCATGTCAAGCGTCGAATCCTTCATGACCACCTCGACGTCGCCGTACTGACAGGCCCGGAACTCCCGGTTGGCGTAACTCACGACCGTGTCAGCGTTCAGATTGCCATGACCATCGCCGAGCGAGTAGTACCGAAGCTTAGGCATCCTCGTGGCGTACCGATCAGTATCCCAAGGCTTCCGGAGCGCATCACGCGCCTGCGCATCAGCGTATCGCGTTCTCAGGTACTCCCGACTGACCACGTCGATATAATCGCCTTCACCGGCGTTCATCGACGACGGGGTTATCTCGATGAGCCATCCGTCCGGGTCGGCGCGAATGGCGTCAAGGTCGCCCTTGTTAGTGGGAAGGTAGTCAAGCGCCGATTGCACGTCATCCGGGTTGTCAGCGTGCAGGAAGTCACCCGCACCTTTCGGGGCAAGGAAACCGTAAACCGGGCGCTCTGTGGCGGCGGCCGTCTTCGGGATGCCGAGAGATGACTCCTCACCCTGGAGACGCACGTCGTGATACCACGGCTTCGCCGACATGGAGGTACCGCCTCCGGTCTCGAAGCCGTTCCGGATCTCACCATCATCGAGCACCTTCTTGAATGCGGCCGCTTTCATCCGAATCGCTGGGTCGGTCTGAGCCATCCAGGTGGCAAGCGCTTCGCGGGCCTTACCTTGACGTTCAAAACTCGACTCCGGGTCCTCAGCCGCCCAGTTGTTGCCCAGGCGTTCGCCGGTGGGCTGGAACCCCGATGGGTAGTCAGCAGCCGTAAGGCCACCCCGATCAGCGTAGGGGATCGGGTGAGGCTGCTCGGCGGTCGGGAAATCGTCGGCCAAGGGAGTACCATCCTTCGCCCATCCGACTGGCGGCAGGGCGGCGTTGCGTGCGATCGTCTCTTCCAGCGCGCCCGGTACCGCCTGAGACGCTTCCTGAACAGCACTCACGGCCGTTGCTAAGCGATCCTGGCCGACCTTTGCTACCGTGCCAACCGCTGCAGCCTCAGCTTCGGTTGCTCCGAGGTCACCGACCTTGGCCGCCTCGACTACCGGCGTGATACGGGACGGAGTGAGCAGACTCGGGTCACAAATCGTGGTTTCGGGGAACTTATTACCAGGTGAGATGTGACTCACGCCTTGGTATCCGGCCTTGTCGAGCGCCGCGTCGAGTGGTTCCTTGTCAATCTGGGCCTGGAGCTGGATGCGCCGATACTCGGCGTCACCGCCCGGCAAATCGCGGTTCAGGATATTGATGCCGTCGCCCGCGTGTACTGTAACACTGAGAACCTCGTGGTCGGCCTGCCAGGTGGACATGTGTGTGGCATACTCGTTGTCGGCGGCGAGGTACACGCCCGGTCCGCTCTCGCCCATTTTCGACGGCTTCAGACCATTCTTCAGGATGTCCGGCACGTAGTAGCTGGCCGTCGTGTGATAGTAGGTCTGGTCGCCGGTAAGGCGCGTCGTCCAAGCGTCGGCAGCCATAACGGCCTTTTCTGGGGCAACAGGTGGGATCAGGGCCGAGTGGCCGGACACTTTCTCGTAGCCCAGATATGTCAGGTGCACGGTGCCGTCGCCGTCCACCGACTCGACCCGGAACACAGACCCGCGGGGGAGCAAAAACTCATCCTCGGCGCTCTTGATTCCGACGTCGTTCATCACCACGCCTGGTGTCCCGGCTGGCAGGTCGATGACCAGCTTCGTCTTGTCGAACGCGGTGAAGCCCTCAACGTCTCTCGACGTCGACACGTACGCCTTGTCTCGGAACGTCTGGCCTGGCTTCCCCTTCCAGTTCTTGTGCTCAATCCACCGGACAACCGTCATCGGTTCGTCGGTCGTATCCTTCAGGACAGCCCGGTCCAAGGTTGGCACTTCATCCAGCGCCCGCCATCCAGGCATCGCCTCCGCATCTTTGGCCAGGGTCAGACCCTTACGCAGCGAACTGTTTATCCGGGTGTAGGCCGCCTGCTGGTAGGCGCCCAGAGCGTGGGTCTCTTCGGCATCATACTCAGGAGCCAACTTGGCGGCGCCCGCCTCCACAACGGGATTCTTGATTACGACGATGTTCTTCGGATCGAACACGACCAGGCTCGACCCGGTGCTGATACCGTCGTAACCCTCCTCGGTGGCCAGCTTCTGGACAAGAGCGGGGTCCAGCCTTGGCTCCGTCTGGCTGGCCGAAGCCCAACCCGCGCTGATGGCTTCGGGGCTGGCTCGCGGCTCGTCTTTCCAGCTTCGGGCTACGATATCCCGAGTCGCTTCGGGAGAGGCGACATTGTGCAGGTTGACGCGCACCTCCATCAACGCTCCGCCCTTCTTCGGGTCCATGAACTCCTCGTCTCGGGCGAACCCGGCGGCCGTACCTTGCTCCTTGGCAAGGTAAACGCCGTCTCCGTACATGCGTCCCGTTGTCGCACGCAGTGTCGGATCGAAGCCATTCTCCTCGATCGACTTCTCAGCCTTGAGGGACGTGCCGTGCCAGAACGTACCGATCTCGGAGCCCGACGACGTCGACCGCGTCTTGGCAATCCACGCGTCGGCCTCGTCCGAAGTCATAACCGGCTTCCACTCCGGGCCTTCTTCGGCCAGCTTGGCTGCACCCGTGACCGCCTTCTCCGGTTCCGTGACGGCCTTCACAGTGAGGATCACGGTCGGATTTTCGCCCTCCGAGTGCAAATAGCGATCTAAGCCAGTGGCCTCGTCCGAAGCTGCCGACGCCCCGGAAAGCACCTCGACATGGGTCACCTCCAGCTTCTGACCTACGAGCCACTCACTCTCGCCCGTACTTGAGAGGGCTGCGATGTCCAGCGCTCTCGCCCCACCAGTGTCGAGCGTGATCTTCACTCCGCCTTTACCCATGAACAGACGGATGTAATCCTCGTCCGAGCTGAACGACGCCGCCGTGCCGATGTAGTCGCCGTCAATCACGGCGCCCACCTGCATGTGGGTGAACCTCTCAATCATAGCGAAGTCCGTACCCTCCGCTCCTTGACCTGGCTGGGTGAACCGCATCCCGCGAAACAGCGGCACGTCATTCCGTGGGGCTTCTTGAACAGTCTTGAACAGGAACTGAGCCGCCTCGTCCGGGTTCGCCCGCATGGCGGCAATCTTCGCCATGCCTCTACCAGCCCATTCGTCGATACCATCTTTCAACTTCTGAGCGTCCGGATGATCCGCCATCCAGGTTGCCACCCGGTCGTCAAGCTCCTGTACCTCTTCTGTGCTCCCCCGAGTCAGATGGCTACCCTGCCACTTCAATCGGCTACCCTGCCACTTATCGCTGGAAGCACTCAGATCATTCAGAGCCGAGGCTAGATCAGCTGGCGTCTCCTCGGCCAACTTGGCGGCACCGATGGCTGGCGCCTCGGTCAACGCTTTGGCGGGCTTGAGCTGGACCGTGACAATCGTAGCTGAGTGAGTGAATCCGCCCGCTCTCGGAACATCCCCGGTCCGAACAGACAGAACCTCGAACTGAGAATCACGTGGGAGCAGGGCCTCAGCTTCGTTCTGGAAATCCATCCTGATCGGAAGCGCCGCCGATCCCTTCGGCAGCCGAACCTCTATGAGCACGCTGTTGGAACCGCTTGCCCAGTTCGATGAGAATGACCTATCAAGCGAAGTCGAGACGAACCCTTTATCGCTGATGATCTGACCTGGCTTCAGGTCGTGCCAGACGATCTTCTCACCACCAACAAGCGTCGTGTCCTCTGCCTGCAGCCCACGCCATGCGGTCAGGTCCTCCGTCGTGTGCGTGTCAGCGATCACCTTGTCCAGTTCAGCGACATTCTTGTAGAACGCCGGTTGCTGAAGCGTCTCGGTACCAGGCTTCCATTGTGACGGATCTCGGAGCAGCCGGTCGTAAGTCTGCCCAGCCCTGTAGTAGTCATCAACGGCCTTCTCGGCATCACCGACCTTGGCAGTCATGCCAATCTCAAGACCACGCCCCTCGAACAGCCTATCTATGGCTGCGCGCTGCGCGTCTTTGGCCGCCCGTCGATCTGCTGCCAGGGAGCCAAGCGGGAGCACCTGCCAATCCTCTGGCTTCGGGAACTCCTCGGGGGCCAGCTTGGCGGCACCGATGGCTGGCACCTCGGTCAACGCTTTGGCGTCACGTATCTTCTCCAGCCGGGCGGTCGTATCGTCAAACGCCTGGCTCCACGGCACGACGGCAGGCGGCCAGCCTCTGCTAAACGACCCGGCCGCCTCGAAGTCTGGGCGAAGTGGCTCGATAGCGTCGATCATCCCCTGGACGTCAACAGCCGAAATCTTCGGCGTGGCCATAGCCAAGTCAAACAAAGGATCGGCCTTGTCGGGCCTCAAATCCTCAAACGTCCTGCCGTGGTCGATCCCGACCAGGGTTTTCCCGTCATCGACCAGCAACACATTGGCAACGTTCCGGTCGCCGTTCGCCACCGCATAATCGAAAACCCTGAGCCGCTGCCCGTCGATCGAGTTCCATGCCCGCGTCGTGTTCTGCGGCTTCGGCCTACCAGTGACCGGGTCGCGCTTGCGTGGCGTGCTATCGACAAACCTCTCCGCCACCGTAGTATCGTCAACACGCACCACCGCCGGAACCGGGGCGCCCATGGCTAGACCAAGTTTCGAGGCGAGCACTTCCTGATCGGTGGTGTTCGGGAGATCACCGCCGTAGCTCACCTTCGTGACGCCGGTCGAACCGTCGGCGAACCGGACACGATAAACGTTGCCCTCAGCTCCAGAGCCGACGACCTCCCCTCTCACAATAGAACCATCTATGGCCGCACTCAGTGAGTCGACATCCTTCCAGTCTTCGGCTAGCTTGGCAGCTCCAACCAACGGCTCGGTGACCACTACGAGACTCTTCGGGTCCAGAACGACCATTATCTTGTCTATGCCCATGATCGCGTCGTGGCCGTCAGCCCTAGCCAACTCAGTCACCCTGGCAGCGTATGGTGCCTCGCCGAGCTTCAGATTTTCCTTGATGGCAGCACACATGTACTTCTTCGTCTGATCGAACGTAGTCGGGTTCTGAACATTGACCCGGATCTTCAGCACTTCACCCGGGACTTCCTTGCGAGCACCAAGACCCGCCCGACCTGGCGTCACATATTCGGCGTAGTCCCTGGCCTGCCGTTCGCCCGGCGTGACGTACACTCCGCCACCAAAAGCCTGAACTCCGACCCCAGTCCCACCCTTAGACAAATCGAACCCGGTGTCCCGGATAGAGGCAGCCGTTCCCGGGGTAGCGGTGCCGTGGTACATCAGGTCCTTGACAACGCTGTCAGATGCCCATGCGTCGGCCTCGTCCGAAGTCATAACCGGCTTCCACTCCGGGGGTGCCAGCTTGGCAGCTCCGGTAGTCGCCCGGAGGGCCTCCCGCTTGGCATCCTCGACTTCCATGAGTCGGCTGACCGAGTCGTCAAGGAATGGCACGTCAGCGCCGAAGGCGGGTTCCAGCGCCTGGAGCTTCACGATCATGGCGTGCACCTCATCAGGTGAAATGTCCTTCGTGGCCTTAACTACGTCGTCTAGCCCAACCTCCTCATACTTCTCAAACTTCAGCCCCGAGATAAACGGGCTATTGACCCCCGAGTCAGGCTGCCAGATGATTCCATGGTCAATACCAACCGGACCGTCAGCCGTCAGAATCCAGTTGCCCTCGTTGCGGTCTGCATTGCCGACGGTCCAGTCAAACAAACCAAGCCGCTGGCCTTGCGCTGAGGCGAATGCTACCTCCCTATCATGATCTTCGACCAAAGTTCCAACAGTTCCCTTGACGAACCTCTCGGCGACAGTCCTCGGCATCCCGGGGATCAGGAGCACAGCAGGGACAGGTGCCCCCATCACGGCCCCGATCTTCGAGGCAAGCATCTCGTCGCGGGCCTGAGTGTCGCCTTCCGCTGAGCTGGTGAACCCCTTGAGCACGCCACTGGTACCGTCGGCGAACGTACAATCGTAGACATCCGCCTGTGCGCCGTCACCGATCATGTCTCCTCGGGTGATCTCTCCAGCATCAAGAGCGCTCTGGAGGGCGACCGCGTCGTGAATGTCCACTTCGGGTGCCAACTTAGCGGCACCCGTTACCGGAACTACACCCAACTTGACGTCGCGAAGCTGTTCCAGCCTACTGGTCATCTCGTCGTAAATCTGGCCGTACGACGCCTCATCGTAGGCGTAGTGGGGGAGAGGTGTCTCTAGGTGCTGATATCTGGACACGGTCCCAGCCTTAGCGAAATCTCCCTTCAGCGGCTTGATATCGTCCAGCATCTTCTGGACATCCGCTGCCGAAATGTCCGGCGTCTCCTCGAACGCCTGACGCTTCACCACGAGGCTGACGGTGCCCGGGTTCCTGAAGACCAGGCCGTGGTCGATGCCAACTATCTTGCCGTCCGTTCCCAGCATTATGTTGGTGACGGACCGGTCATTGTTGCCGACAGCCCAGTCGAACACCTTGAGCCGCTGTCCAGCTTCAGATGCCCTGGCCGCGTCCGTGACATCCATCGGTAGACCCTGAAATGTCGAACCAGCCACGAGGCGCTCCACGATGGCGTTCGGTGCCGAGCGCAAAGCGGCCGGAACGGGTGCTCCTATAGCCAGGCCGACCTTCGACGCCAAGACCTCGGTCTCGCTCTCCTCTCCGCGAGTAGGCGTAAAGACCTTCTGAACACCGGTCGTGCCATCAGCGAACGTGACCTCTGTGACCGTGCCTTCGGCGCCCGAGCCGATCTCGCTGCCGACCTTGAACGCTCCGACGTCCAGCGCCTTCTGCAGAGCAGGGGCGTCGTCATAGTCAGAAGCCAACTTGGCGGCACCCTGCCACGCGGCACCGGTGACAACGCGGGCTGGACCTTCCCCGGGTCCGTACTCGACCAGCTTGAGTGAGACCTGCCGGACACCTTTGTCGTCGACGGTGTTCGACAACACCGTGAACTTGGACATCCGGGGCAGCAACACCTCTCCTTCTTCCGCTACCCCCATCGCTCCTATCGGCAGAACGTGAGAACCCGCTGGAACCTCGATCGTGAGCAGAACCGGGTGAGGGGTTTCTCCCGCGTGCACATTGATGCCGGTAAACGACTGTGCTGAGCCCTTGTCCCACGTAGTCGAGACAAAACCTTTGTCCATAAAGGTGTCGTCAACCTTCAGCTTACTGAGATCCCAGTCCATTCCGCGGTACACCGTGACGTCGGCCTTGGCGGTGTTGGCCGCGATGATCGCGTCCATCTTCTTGGCAATCGGGATATCCACGGTAGGATCAGAACGGCCCGGCGCCCAGTGCCAAGCGCGCAGGTTCTCGTTCCAGTCCACTCCAAAGTCCGAGTATCCCTCGATGACCTTGTCGGCGCCCGGCAGCTTCACAGCGGTGAAATCAGCCGCCGTGGCAACCTTCGCTGCCTCGGTGACCTCTGCCTTAGCCGTACGTCCTGTAAGCCTGTCGAGTGCCGCTGCATAAGTACGCAGACGTTGCTGGGCTTCAGCTGACAAATCAGAGATTCCGCCGGGCCGGTTGAACAACATGAAGGTCTCGGCATCGAACTCAAGATCATTCTTGTCAGCGGCGTATCCTGAAATGTCTTCCGAAATCAGCTTGCGAACGCGTGCCCCGCCTTTGTCTGCGTAGCCCGCTTCCTGCATGGCCTGGCGGATAAGTGATCGTTCAAGATTGACGTCTATCGGAGCAACGGCCTGAGCCATGTCCAGTCCCTGACCAGGGATCTGTCTCATCCAGGCCGTCGAGTTCTGCATGACATGACCCATCTCGTGGATGTAAGCGTCCTCGACGCTCCTGGCTGCGTTCGTCCCTCCACGAATCGCGTCCGCTAGTTGTTCGTCGGTGAGGTTCCTAGAAATGTAAAGCACGCTCCGGGTCGTCGGATGCAGAGCAGCGCCCATTATATTCGGGCGCCCATTCGCGTCGATGCTCCCGACACTTGCGGCTTGGCCTATCTCGCCAGGCTTATAGTCGATAGTTAGATCGTCCGACAGTCCAGGATATTTTGCATCGAGCTTGTCGATGACGCTCGTCACGGTCTTCATTGTGTCGACCGAAATATGCGCTTCGAGGTTCGAGTCAATCTTGATACCCTTAGCGACGCCCCAGGCATTGACATCGACCCAGTTCTCAATCTCAGCCGCCGTGGCAACCTTCGCTGCCTCTGCCTTCGCTACCTCGGCGACCAGCGGCTTTGTCTTTTCCAGATCCCTCAGGTCGTCCATGACATTGAGGTACTCGTCCTTCCGTCCCGCCGCCGAGAGACGCGCCTCGTACTTGTGCGAGAACTGGGACCGGAGTGTAGCAACGTCAGCCTTCGTCACCGCCGAAGCGGCGCCAGCCCTCGTGTCCTCGATGGCCTTGTCGAGTGGATCGACGACAGTGACAGCGGGCTCGGCAGGCTTCAGTGGGGGCAGGATCGAGTCCGTCGCCCTGACGGGCTTCAGAACCTCTTCTGGTTCTTTGCCTGCCACGCGCCAGTGGAACGCCTCGCCGTACAACTGGGCCGCCTTGTCCTTGGTAGCTCCTCCTGTCAGGTGCCACTCAGCCCAGCACTCGGCGTACGCCTCTTCAGGGTTCGTCTGCCCATAGGCACTCAGGCCGGTCAACTGGGCCGCTTTGGACCGCGCAGCATTGGCGTCGATCCATTCCGTGCTGAATGGCTTCAGCTTCGCCAGATCCACCGGGCTAAGGTAGTCGGGAACATTGGCCTTAATGTTGGCCATCAGATCGTCGTACACCTGGCGGAAAACTTGGCCCTGGTGGAACAAGACCGCCGGAGTCTGGGCTGTCTCAACCCCGTCCCTCCAGCCCGAAATATAGGACGCGTGACCAAACTCGTGGAAGATGTTGTACCGGATCTCGGTTACGTCATTCCGGGCAGGCATGTGCCAGTCCCCGGCATGTGCACCCTGCCACGCCTTCTTCTCGTTGAGGTGGATAACGCGAGCTTCATCGCCCCTCATCATCACCCAACCCTGGGCTTCTATCTTGCCCGTCGCCGTCTGCATGATGGCGTCCTCGCGGATCTCAACCTCGATCGACGGCATCTTCTTGTCGGCAACGCCATAAACGTAGGAGATCTTGTCGCTGTACTGGTCCACGCAGTCGGCCAGAGCATCGAGGGCCGCCTGGGCGTCTCTCGCCGACGGATAAGGGTGGACACCTGAAGCGATGTGCAGGATGAGCTGTCGACCCTCTTCGTCCTGCATGGCGAATACGGTCTTGCTGACCGCGCTCTGGTCGGGCCAGGGATCACCGTTGGGCTTCTTCGGCATGACCAGCGGGCGCATGTCGGGACTGGTAATCCCGCCTAGTATCGGTGGCTCCTTGGCCAGCTGGGCAGCGCCAGTGGTGACGCCGGGTGAAATCAGCTTCCCGCTCTCATCCTCATAACCCATGTACGTCAGATGAGCGCTGCTATCGCCGACCGAGTCCACCCGAAACACCGAATCGCGTGGGAGCAGAAACTCGTCCTCTCTGTCCAGCGTGGTCTGAGACACCAACCATTTCCCGCCGAGGGCGTCCTTCAATACCGCACCCGGAGTACCGACCGGCAAGTCGATCGTCAAACCTGTATTACCGAACAGGCTGTACGTCCCCGGGGACGAAACCGCCCTTGCAAAATCGGGATCTCTCGACGTCGACACGTACGCCTTATCCCGGAAATCCTGACCCACCTTCATCTTCTTGAGCACCGACAGGTCGACGCATCTCGAAACAGTCATCGGTTCGTCGGTCGTATCCTTCAGGACGGCTCGATCCAAGACAGCCACATCCGGCTTCTTTCCGTCGCGAAGCTCCTGGTTAATCTGGAAGTAGCTCTCCGGATCGTTCGAACTAGAGGCATAACCTGCCAGGGCCTTAAGCTCATCGTCGCCATACTCTGGAGCCAGCTTGGCCGCGCCAGAGACCGAAACGGATGGCTCCACGGTGACATACCAGATGCTGTTCTTGTACTCGGCGCTCGTAACCACCATTGACTGCGAGGCCAGCAGAACTTCCTTTTCCTCGGGATAGGTGGACCATTCGGCCACGTCACGACCGACTACTTGCCCGTTAGTGGTGAAAATCACCTTGTTGACACCGGCGCCGTAAGCGGCAACCCTGTCCCTGTCGGCGGTGAAAGACGTCATCGGCGCCGTCAGGTCGACGTGTGCGCCTACGACCGGAGCGTCGCCGAACATCCTCTCAAAGCCATCGTCGTCGAGACCGAGCGAGCGGTAGACGGGCCCGTCATAAGTGCCACCGCGAACCCAGGCGGCGGCAGCGTCCATCTGCTTAGGCTTGATAGGAACGCCCCAGTCGCCACCCTTGGCCGTGTAGTGCTTGATGCCAGCTATCGCATCGGCGCCCGGTCCCCCGGCAACCGACACGACTTCTGGCTTCGGAACCGATGGCTTCGGAACCGATGGCTTCGGGACGGCGGGCTTTGCCTCAGGAGGTGAAACGACCGTCCCATCGCCCCGGTCGTAGCCCGTGTATGTCGCATGAACATTGCCGTCCGCATCCACCGAGTCAATCCTGAACGTCGAGCCATGTGGGAGTAGCAGTTCCTGCTCGCTCTCGCGGGACATCTCTTCCGGAACGTCTCGGTATTTCTGGTCCAAGGTGGGCATCCACGCTCCCGGCGTCCCGGTCGGCAAGTCGATGATCATCTTGTAGTCGTGCTCCGGATTTCCCCACACAAAGTCGAGGTCTCTCGATGTCGAGACGTACGCCTTGTCTGTGAACGTCTGGCCAGCCTCCAACGCGATCCGGTTGCCGTGAGCGTCGTTAAAGCCCATCCACCGGAGAACCGTCACCGGCTCGGTAGTCGTGTTCTTCGCTATAGCGCTGTCCAGGGGCGCTAAAGTCCGAGCCGACGTCCAGGCCGAGGACTCGCCCTCGCGTAGCGCCTCATTGATGTGCTGAAAAGTCACATCCTGGTAGTCCGACAGAGCGTAAACCTCGTCTTGAGTCCAGGCCCTATCGGTAACTGGAGCCAGCTTGGCGGTGCTCGCCACGGGCACCGCGGGCTTGGCGAGCTTCTCTGGCACAAAGGGCGTGATCCGTTCGTCGGGCTTCAGCACGTCGGCCAGCTTGGCCACCTCTGGCTCGGCCGCCTCCTCGACCGGCTTGATGCTGGCTGCCATCCTATCGAGCGTGTTCTTGTCGAAGTACCTGTCAATCACTCCAGGAATAACCAGGTGACCCTTGTCCTTGCCATAGATCTTCGCTCCAGCGGCACGCTGGACTGCCGTGGCAGCCGTGCTCCGTTCCAGATCTTCCTGCGCCGCCCGTACCGCGTCCGGGTGAGCGTTGGCTATGCCCTGGAGCACCCGGTTCTGAACGTCCGAGTCCTCCCCAGCTTTCAAGTCGTACGTGCGGCCGACCGTGACGATGTTCTCCTCATCGAACACGACGATCACGTTGTCGGCGGTCAGGGAGTCGTAACCGAGTGCCCGCGCCTTCGCCGTCACATTCTCGGCGTATTTCAACTGCTCGGCTCCGGTGCCGAACCAGCTAAAGCCGGGACCCATCTCCTTCACTGTCTCGCTCATCAACCGCTGCGTGACCCCGGCCGGGGCCGGGTTCTTGATGTTGAGCCGCAGCTCCAGCATGTCGGTACCATAAGACTGGACGTCCTCGGGCAGCTCTCCCGTGTAGACGCCTACCCCCATCGAAGCGCCCGTCGTCGACTTGCGCGACAGATCGAACCCGGACTCCCTAACACCCCTTGCCCCGGCCTTCGTCGTCGCATGGAACACAGGGGTCTGCCGAACCGAGTCGGCTGCCCATGCGTCGGCCTCGTCCGGAGTCATAACCGGCTTCCACTCCGGGGTTTCCTCGGCCAGCTTAGCGGCACCCGCGACCGGCTCGGCTGCTACGGAGAACGCCTCAGCTGACCGCTCCTTGAAGTTGTCCTCGGCGTCCTTGAGTTTAGCGAGGATCGTGTCGTATTCTGAACTCCTGCCTGCCGCCGCAAAGTCTGTCTCGTACTGCTCGAAGTCCTCCCTCATATCCGTGATCGCGTTCACGGTGGGCTTTCCGCTGGCGCCCCACCCGTGCGTAAGGTTGTATGGGAGGTTCCTGTTTATCTTCTCGATCTCTTTGTCGAGGTCCTCCACCTTCGACGGAAGCCACTTCGGTAGCGGCGCCTCTTCAGCCAGCTTGAGTGGCTCGGCGGCTTCTTCGGTCAACCGGACCGTGACCTGCTGGACTCCGCTCTTGTCAACCTTGATCGAAAGCACCTCAAAGGCTTGGCCTCGTGGAAACAGGACTTCGTTTTCTTCACCACCCAGTGCCAAAGCGGTAGAACCCTTCGAGACCTGGATCGTGACCAGTGCCGGATGCTCGGAGCCAAGGTACTCGAACGCCTCTGCGTTCTTCTTGACCAGCGAGGTAGAAACAAACCCGTCATCCCGGAACGTAGCTCCGACCTTCAGATTGCTGAGATCGAGATCCATTCCTCGAAACAGGGTCACGTCCTCCTTAGTGCTGCTGTCCGCTATCGCCTTGTCAAGCGGAGCGCACACCTTGAGTAGGGCGGTTCGTTCCTTGCGCGTACCAACCCTCAGGATCTCGTTCCAATCACTCCCACCTGGCCCGCTGACCGCAATACCACTTTCATCGGCCGTCACCTGACCGGCCTCGCCCCTGTACCCCTCAACAGCCCGCTCGGTCTTCGCGTCAAACTCCGCTTCGTTCCGAGGCCCAGAGAACGTACCGGTAAACAGGCGGGACATCTCTTCCTGAGTAGGGCCTTCTTCGGCCAGCTTGGCTGCACCCGTGACCGCTTCTCTTGTGACCTTGCCATCCACCACTGCCTGGAAACGGGCCATCATTTCCTTGTAGGCATCTTCGCCGTAGGTGTTGCCCATCCGTACGGCCACGAAATCCGGCTCCAGCGCCTTGACCTTGACGATCATCGTCCGGACATCCTCAGCCGAAATGTCCGGCGTAGCGGCGAAGATGGCTTTGATCGTCCCGGCGTCGACAGACGGGACGTTATCGCCAGAGACGAAGACATTCCCGTACCGTGCGCCCGCGTCGCCGTGACTCCAGCAAATGCCGTGGTCGATACCAACCGGCCCATCTTTGGTCAGTATCCAGTTCGACGGGTTCCGGTCCGAGTTGCCGATGACGTAGTCAAACAGGGCGAGCTTCTGACCTCCAGAGGATGCTATCGCCTCTTCCCTGTCCATCCGGGTTTCTATGCCACCACCTGAGATGGCTGAGGCGAAGCTGCGCCAAAACTTCGGATCAGAGCCGTTCGTGCCCTCTACCAGACGCATAACCACACTGTCAAGGTTCTCGGGCGGCGGTGTCTCAACAACCCTACCTGTGAATCTTGCAAGCCCGCCCGGGAAGTTATCGTCTATAGCCTCGACAACGTGAGCATCTGAGGTAGCACGGGATACGGGAACCCCGAACGTATCCGACAGCCAGTCCCGCGCTTCATTGAGCTGTGCATCGGTCAGTGCGACCTGCCCGGGTCGGACCACCACCGCTGCCCGGATGACGGCCGGTACCGGGGCGCCCATAGCCACGCCTACCTCAGAAGCAAGTACCTCGCTGTCGATCTTTTCGTCGTGATAGCCCTTCGGGCCAAAGAAGTCTTTGATGACTCCCGTCGAGCCGTCACCGAACTTGATCTCGGTGACCTTGCCCTCAACACCGTGACCCAGCTCCGTTCCGCGACTCACGATTCCGGAGTCAAGTGACACCTCCAGGGCGCTACGGTCGCTGATGTCCTCGGCGAGTTGGGCGGCGGCCACGAACGGCTTACCCGCGATTACCGCCTCCGTCTTGAGCTTCTCATCTCGGATGAAGCCGAGATACGCGTTCACGTGGACGTCGACGTTCGGGATCTTGGCGACGCTGTCCATCATCTGCTGGATGTCGGCAGCCGAGATATCGGGTAGGACCTTGGCGACAGACTCTACGGCATCGGCAGCACCTGCCGGTAAGAACGGTGTGTAGCAAGTCTCGCCGTATGAGAATGAGAACCCGTGGTCGATGCCAACCGGACCATCCGTCGTCATGATCCAGTTCGACGGGTTGCGGTCAGTGTTGCCGATGACGTAGTCGAACAGTCCAAGCCGCTGGCCCGCCGGACTCTTCAGCAGGTCTTCCTCAGCCTTGTCGGCTACGGCGTGGAAGTCTACCCTCCAGTCCCCTCCGCCCTTCGCCAGTTGTAGTCGGTGCCAGGCATTCCCATCCGGACCCTCGACGAACCGCTCGGCCAGCGTGTGATTGTCAATCTTCACCACAGCCGCGACCTTTACTCCCATGGCGACTCCAACCTCGGAAGCCTCCACTTCCTTATCGAGGTTGAACTCTGTAGCGCTATAACCAGTTCTGTACGATCCCAGGTAGGTCTTTACAACGCCGGTCGTCCCGTCCGCAAAGGTGGCCTCCTTCACGGTGCCCTGGACGCCGCTGCCAACCTCATAGCCTTCCTTGTACGGCCCGGCGGCCACCGAGTCCTTCAGGGCGTCGATGTCATAGATGTCGACCTTGGCCAGCTGAGCCTCGGCGTGATACGCGGCGTCGATCCGGTCGACCGTAGCCGACATATCGGCGTAGACAGCGTCCGCTTCGGTGCCGTCCCAGCCGAACAACGCGGCCATCTTTGTAGACAGCTCGTCCGTGCCTCCGAGGACGTAGTTCGCGTGCGTCTCACCGATCGCCTCGATAAGACTTCCGCCTCCGTACTGGGACAGGTCGGTCGCCTTGCGCAGGTCTACCCACGCCGCAGCAGCCTGCTCCTGAAGATCGGCCAGCACGGGAAGGGAGTCCAGGGGGCCGCCGATATCTGCGGCCAACCTCGACAGATGGGCGTCGTCATAGAACTTCCAACCTTCACCCGGCTCCCCGATCAGCTCCGCCAACAGGTCGCTTGCTGCGATGTTGGACTTGTCGACGGCGATCGACATCTGGAACTGGAACTGGTGACCTGTCTCGTGAGCCATCAGGTAGCGGCCCTCACCAAGGGCGGAGACCGTAGCGTCGGGCGACGTGAGCGCAGCCTGCGGCATGAACCAATCCGGATGAGACTGGTTGTAGCCGTACCAATCTCTAGTCTGGCTCGCCCGGCCTCCAACCTCGATCGTCCTGGGGTTGTCGGACATGACACAGGCCAGGTCCTTTTTCGCCATGGCGTTCTCGCCACCGAAGACGACCGTTGTGCCGGGAGCAGCAAACTCATTGGCACCCCGCATGTAGTCGAGAACTAGCGGGTCGTCGGCCGTCCAGCCCGATCCCGCCCTGATCTCGCCCTTGATGCGGCCAAGGTCGACATTGATCGAGCCACCCGGGCCGGGCCGCTTAAGTGGTGTACCCCAGCGCTTCGGCACCTTCACCTCGTGAGCATCCGCCTCGCTCATGTGTGTGCCGGGACGCCGCACCGTATCGAGGGGCCGAGCGGTAGCCTTCGCGGCTTCCCCTGCTCCTGTGGCTTCCTTCTCAACTCCCTCGGTGGTGACCTGTTCCGCTACTGCTGACGGCGGCGGTGTGTAGACGCCTCCAGGCCCCATATTTTCTAGTCCAGTAGTCGGAACATCCGGATTCACTTCCGGCTCTTCGCCTTCATCAGCAGTCGAGTCCGTCGTTAGGGGCGCGGATGACGTGATCACGTCGCACCGGCAGCTCGGATGTCCAGGTGGGGCGGTGTCACCGCTCGGAAAGTCGTCCTCAAGCGGGATCGGCCCAGACTCGACGTTCTGCATACAGTAGTCGCACGGCATCCCCTCTGTGGCGATCCACGCTTTGGCGGTCGAGCCCGCGGCTTCCCCAACTGCCAAGGTTGACGAGCAGGAAGCGGAGCAGGACTCCGTGCGGGCGATCGTCTCGGCACGGCTACCCGACGCCTGAGTGAACACCTTCTGGACGGCGTCCTGCATATCGCGAGTACCACCACCGGCCTGCTGCGTCTTCAGTATCGCGTCCTGAATCTGCCGGTACGTCGTGTCCTCACACCCGACGATCCGGTTAAGCTGGGCGTCGTACGCGGCCTTCAGTCCCGGGTCAGCCTTTCCAAAGGTGATCTGGAGCCGATTCGCCTCGTCACCGGCAAAGTCGTTCATCATCCCGTTCAGCCAGTTCCCGGCGTCATCGGCCAGCTTCTGGCTCATCTCGTCCGTCGGGAAGATAGCCTCGCCAACCGCCTCGGCCTGGGACTGGCCCGCCTGACCGGCCATCTGCATGAAGTTGGCGACGTTCTGTGCCTGGTTCTGGGCGGCCTGTTGCTGCGTCTCTCCCTTCGTGGGGAGGTTCACCGGCGAGAAGTTTTCGAGCAGCCGCTTCAGCGTATCGTTAAACTTCTCATTCGGATTGGCCAGAGCCGCCACCTGGGCATTAGCCGACGTCTGGGCAGCAACAGCCGACTGGACCTGCGTCCAGGCCGCCTCCTGTTCATCGGGTGTAGTGGCAGCTACCTGAGCGGAGCGAGCGGCGATGATCTTCTGGTTAGCTTTTCCGTAATCAGCTAGAGCTTTCTGAGCTTCCTGGCGGGCCTCTTCTTCGGCGGCTTCCCTACGAACCTCAGCTTCCGTCCGGGCAACTTCTGCCTCTTGCGCCGCCCTTACCGCCGCCTCGCGCTTTGTTATCTCCTCTTCTTCTTCAGTGGCTCCAAGGGCGACGGCGGTGATCTCGTCACCGGGCCCGGCGAAATACTGGGTGGCGGCCTGTTGCGGCGTCTCTCCCTGCTGGGCCTGCCCCGCCTTAGGCTTGGGCTTATCGGCCTTGACCTCGGCCACCGAAAGCCCTTTGGTCCCAGTGGCCAGGTGGTGCAGGTTGGCCAGGACGACCCGCTGCTCATACGCAAAGTGAGCGCGCATGTAGTGCTTGATCGTCTCCTCCCACACGCCGATCTTATGACGACGCCGGGCGATGTAAGTGAGCAGATCCTTCTCTGTGAGTGGCTGCCCGTAGAGGGTGTGGGAGGTGAACTTAGGTGCAGCCTTCTCTCCGCGCCGGAACCAGGGAGTTACCGGAAACGGGATCAGAACCGAAAGCGCTCTGTGGGGGGCCGTGATCATCGACACTCATCGTCTCTTCCATTCGATCGGCGTACCGCCGAGAGCGTAGTCCTGCCAGTTCTCCTCAATGGCCACCGTGATCGTCGACTGTACCCAAGTCAAGGACGGCGGCAGACTAACGCCTTCCTCATCCGAGCCGTCCAGATAAGCAAGCGTCATGTGCGGCGTGAAGCCGTGCGAGTTGTCGAACCCAAACCCGGCCGAAGCCAAAGCTTGAGCAAGGCGCGTCCTCATTTCGGTGATTCCTACCGAGTCGATCAGGGCGACCAACGCGTCCTGTCTCTCGGCGCCGTTGTGGAACCGGCCAAGTCCGGCCACCCTCATATTGAGCGGCGGCATCCCGCTGGCAAAGGCGGCCACGGCTCCCTGCAGCGTGCCTACCGCTGTAGGTGAATCGACTTCCGTCATTGGAATGACGCCGAGCGTTATGTGCAGCGCTTGAGCGGGCTCGGTACCATGGGTGGCCATCTGTTCGGTTATGGCCGACGGCGGGTCAAAACACACCATACACATCGTATCGTGGCGACCCTGCTCTGCGGCAGTCTTCGCGTCGATCTGGCGACGGCGCTGACGCTGACCTTCATGGGCTCCAACGTACTGATCCATCGGAAGGTTGTCTCGCGCCGCCCGCGCATTGATCTCGGCTGCGGTCTCCTGATCTTCGGCGTCCTCCTCACCCTCTATGTCAGGTGGCTTCGCTCCCTTGCCTCTGATGTCGGGCCGGTAGCGAGTGGTCTCGGACAGCGACGGGTGGGCTGCTCCAGGACCCAAGGACGGAACCGCCTGCCACTGTGGTGACGGCATCAGCTCAGGGATGGCTTCCTGGACGGCCTGAGTGATCTGCGCGAAACCAGTGACAGAACCGCCAGTGATCGACGCCTCGGTCGTGAGCATGTAGAGCTGGTCGGCTCCGCCGGTGCCGTCGGTCGGACCGATCGCCTCCAACTCGCCAGTGGCTTCACGATATTCGTTCGGTGTCCGTGTTCCGCCTGCGACTTCCTTCAGCCAGAACGTCTTCTTAGCCACCATGTCCAACTGCAGCACCGAGACCGAGCTGAGGTCGTAGGTGTAGAAAATCTTCGGGTCCGGGTCCAGCACGTCAAGAGCGTTGCCGATCGTGGTCAGGTGATCCAGCATGGAGTCCTGCCAGAACGTCTTGCGCTCCTGATCGGCGTTGTCGAACGTGCGGCCGGACGCGTTACCAGCGACCGACTCCGGCACACCGAAGGCCATGAGGATCTGCTCACCGGAGGTCTCACGTGCCTCGATATACGCCGCCTCACGTGGCGACTGGGCGGTGTCGACAAAGCTTGCGTCATCGCCCTCGATAATCGAAACGCGCCCGGCGCCCATGACACCCGAGCCCGACGGACCCAGGAACCGGCGGCGCAGTTCGTCCATGTCGTCGTCCAGGACGTTGCCCTTGAGAACCAGCAGACCACCCGGGCGTCCGTCGTTCTGCAGGAAGTTCCGGTTGTAGAGCCGGGCGTACCAGTCGATCTCAACGTCGATTCCAGCCGCCTCTAGTGGCGTCAGGCCGGAGTAGGGATCGGTCGGATGCGGCTCGCGAATCCAGATGACGTTTTCGGCTGGGAGGTCGAAATACGCCTTGCCTGGCATCTGTACCCGATAGGCGGACACGAACGTCTGCTCGCTCGGGACCGGCCAGGTGTAGCCAGCCGGGAGCAGGTACAGGGCGAGCGGGTCGCCGAGATTGTTCCGCACCACCTCGACGAACGCGCCCTGCTTGTTCAGTAGGAGTTGCTGGCTGAGTCGCTTCCTGAAGACGTACGCCTGCTCGTACAGCGACGTCTGATAGTTGAACTTGTCCAGGAGCGGATGCTCCGTGATTATGTCACCGTCCCAGCGATTCCCACGCCGGAAGCAAATCGGGATGCGAGCGGCATTGTCCGAGATCGCCTTGACGGCCCGGTAGACCCAGACGCTCTTCGTGAACGCCGAGGTGACCGCTCTGTTGACGTCCCAGCTGTCGCGGTACGGCTTACCTGACTGGCCAGGTGGGACCGGGTAGGGCGGAACCCACGGATTGTACGACGGCGCCGCGACCAGGTCCTTACGACCAGTCCGGAGGCTGGCGGCGAACGGGCGGCGCGGCGAAGTGAATGACAGCCCCGGGTCTCGCCACGATCCACTCGGAGCGGCCCGCAGTTGTTGTCCGGCCGGACGATAGGGCCTCTCATTCCAGCGAGCCATTAGCTAACACCAAGCACGAAAGCAACGATCAGGAAGGCTACGGCCAGCGCAGCAAACCCGATCGACATCATGAAACCAGCGAGCCCAGCACACGCACAAAACGCAACAAGCGCTGCCATCGCAGCCACATCGAGGCGGTCGATGCCAGGGCTTTCATCGTCCTCGGCGTCTGGTACTCCGCCGAGCCTGTCGGCAAGTGTCTCGGCCATGGCTCAAACATAACCCAGCTAGGAGCATTATCTGGGGCTCTAGGTCAAGCTGGCTTGCTTACAAGCGGGCACTCCGTCAGTTTGGAGCGCCCGGATTCCTGCTCGTGAACGTCTCGCCGAGCGAGACGCCTTGCGTGAGACCTTGCTGCGTGAGATCGGACCCGGTCGGGTCTGGTTCGACCTCAATGGGATGCAGAGAAGCCTTGAACCGGTCCGCCTGCCAGTCGCCAGCCTGGCTCAGCTGCTCTTGCCGCTTAGTGACGCACCTGACGCACAGAAACGCTTCTGAGCGGTGGTCGTGGGCAACGACCGATAGGAACGCTCCGCAGTCGGTACACCTCTGCACCGGCTTCAGGCAACTAGCGCACCGCTGAAAGCCGATCGGCACCGAGCACCTCCAGTTCCAACTCGATCCGAGGCGGCCCGCCCACGCCCCGCCGGACGCGCAGGTCGTCGATCGACTGGTCATCCCAGATGATCCCGCCCTCTCTGGCCTCGCCCTTCGGCGCCATCATGGCATCCTCAACCGACTTGACCAGGTTAGACAGGTCAGCCGACGTGGAGGCGCCCACGAATGTCACCCAGAACCGAAGCCGAGATTTGCCGAGCCATGGGAAGCCGATCCGCTTCTCCTTGTTGACTCCGTGAGGCCCGTCGTGCTCGACGATAACCTCACCAAATCGAAAGCTCTCCCTGAGTCTCTTCTCCTCGTCCAGGGTCCGCTTCGGTGTGTACGTGTGGCCCTTCGCGAACCTCGGCCTGGCTTTCGGGATCGGCTTGCCTGGAATCGTGAGCCGATAAACGCTCATCATGATCATCATCGTCGTGGCTAGGGGCTGGCTCCGTCCACTCGGTCCGGATCACCAGATTCAGGGCACAATCGACGCCGCAGGCAATCTCAACGCGGGTGTGAAGCTTGCGATCTTCATCTGAGCACCAGGTGTGGTGAAGCGTATGCCAGCCCGCTGGCAACGGACACCACTCCTGCAGGGCGAGGATCTGGCCGCACGCGGCGCAGACCCAGTCGAAACCGTCAGTCGCCAACGGAAGCAGATTTAATGCGATCCGCTATATCCTGAGCAGGAACGCCGTCTATCATGACCTGGTCGCCGAAGGCCAGCGAGAGCACCCGTGCCAGATGGTCCAGCAACTTGGCCTTTACCCCTTTCGAGCCATAGATCGTGACAGCGACCACGAAGTAGCACACGCGCTCCTTATCCATCGCACACCGGGCCGGTACCACGAGGGTGGGACGCCTCCGAGTTGGCCTTGGTGCAAGCCGGACAGTGACAGCCCCAGTTCACATAGGTGCTGTGCTTCCCATGCGTAGGCGACGCGAGCCCGGCCAACAGCCGCAAGCGGCGTTCGAGCCGAGCGCCCACCTGATAATCAGCATTGGCGCTCCGGCACCGGTCGCAATGACAGGGGCCGTTGACATACCTCGACCTCGTACCGTGTACCGCTCTCGTCGTTTCAATCGCCATCATTCTCCTTCTTACGGCGCCAGAACCGGCGCCCACTCCGGGTGTCGACGCGAGCGACGCTCACCCATTCTGGCGGGAAGTGGAAAAGGCCGTGCTCGCCTTTCTTGCCTCCTACCGCCTCTACCCACGCCTTGTTACCAGACATACAGAAAGCCACAAACCGATACGTCCCACGCACGCCCTTGACCTGCAGGAGTGTGCCTGCAGCGATCCCTTCCCAGTTCGTCACCCGAATGATCACATGAACCTGGGCTTCGGCGCCGCGACCAGGTGGTTCCCGCGGTGGAAACCGGGAGCATAGAAGGGCTTCGTCTTCGGGAACGCCACTTCATCTTCTTTCACGTTCACCATCATAGCACGGCCACGGCCTTGGAGCTGAGCTGCCCGCTTCTGAGCCGAGGCACGCCTCTCGTTGCGACTACCGGTCACGCACGCCTCGCAGGGCTCTTCGCCTTTGGCCTTATGAGCTTTGAACCCCCGATCTGTGCCTTCACGCCCGCCAGCGTGAGGATGATCTTCCGGGCCGAGGTGAAACCGGACATCACCATATCGTCGGCGAAACTCCACTTGCCGCTCCGTCGGCGTCATATCGCCCCGGTAGCCAAACCGCCACTTCGGCATCTCCTCTTCCATCGCCAGATCAAGGCAGATGCCTTTGACGGGACAACCACTACAGACAGCTCGCGCTCTGTCGTAGTTGACGTTCCCTGAGGAGTCCAGATAGAACACGCTGACATCAACGCCGAGGCAGTTCCTCTTCTCTAGCCAGTTCTTCACCGGGGCCCGGCGAGATCTAACTTCCATCTGCCGTCCGTGTGAACCAAAAAATCATTGGGGTTGATCCCGAGACTCTTCAATCCTGGTGTCTGCTTCGTCGGGTCGCCCTTACGCCACTCCGGACGGGCGATCTCGAACGCCCTGTCAGCGGCTCTTCGGGCGGCCTGTTGAGCGATCAGTTCACCACCAAAGTCGATGGCGACTTCGCGGGCAATACGCGCAGCTACCTCAGCGGGCAGCTGGTCCTTGTCCCAGGTGTCCGTGCCTAGCCGGTGGCCGGACAAAATGCCAATGCCGTTGACCTCGATCGCGTTCTTCTGGATCACCGTGGCCAGGTGTTCGTCGAACGTCTCGGTCAGAGTCTTGACAGTGCTGAGGATCTTCGTTAGGTCGTACCAGATCCGCACAAGTTCTTCGACCGTGCCAAGTTGACCGACGTCCAAGCCGACATCGCTGAGAAGGTGGTCTAGGTCATCGCTGATCAACTCGACGTCAGCGTGAACCAGGGATGCGGTGCTGTCAGGATCTATCACGACCGCGACTCTACCACCAAGGAACGGGGCCATGCCGGACGCGCAAATAGCGCAGGCCCGGACGCCTCTGAGTCATATTTGGGAACCTCAGCCGGACCTGCGCTCGTGTTGCTTTTGCGCCTACCTTCATTATAACACAGATCTACTTGAGCCGTCGACCTTTTGCTGCGCGACTTCCGCACGGTAAACTACAGTAAGGCCAATCTCCCGAAACCACCACCGTGTCGTGCCCACAACCGGCACAGGTGAGCGCAACTCCATAGGCACCGGGTTGCGAATATCGCAACTGTGCGATCCGGTCCCTCTGGTTGTCAGTGGCGCCTCCCCAGACGCCGAAGTGATCGCCCTCGTTAATGGCATAATCGAGACACTCGCGCCGAACAGGGCAGGCAGCACAGATGGCCTTCGCCTTCGCCGTGTCGTGCGGCTGATCATCAACTCCGTAGAAAATGAGCGTGGCATCTTTGGTTCCTCTGCAGGCACCGTGCTCGATCCACGAGCCAGCCGGAGCTACTGCGCGGATGCCGAGCTGGTCGACTCTCCCGATATGCACTCACAGAGTCTGCGTGCGAGGAACTGCGCCTTCAAGAGGCATAAGGACAAGCGTACGGGATGAGCGTGGTCAAATCCTCCTCAGGACACTTCCTCAGCTCAAGTCCGGAGTAGCCATGGCTACATGTTAGCAGAATCAGCGCCCGAGACGAACTCCGCCTCACACGGCGATGCGAACTGGGACGGTGTCGCCGCCGCAGTTCGGGCACTTCTCCGCCAGCCGGGGAGAGTAGTGGACCTCGATCGGCA